GCCGTAGCCCCTGTTAGGGACCCCGTGCCACCTGCATACCCCAACCCTATGTAGGCCCGGTTAGTCCCGCCCGGCACCAACGTAGGGAACGCAATAGTGGTAGACGCGGTCGAGTTGTTCTTACTTCCAGTTTCACCAGGGTCAAGCGCCCAAACAGTCCCGGCACCTCCATTGCTGGTGAACTGCTGGGAGTACAACGCTGAGTTCGTCGTCGTCGTAGTGAACGTGACAGTGATTGTTGACGACCCTACAGTCGTAACCTCTCCCAGCCACATCTCCATCGACTGCGTAGCGACGTTGGGGCTGGTGAACTGCACGGGCGTAAGGATGCGCGTCCACGTAGTAACGCCTCCACCGGATACCGTGGCTAGCGTGATGCTCGTTCCAGCTACCACACCGGAGAATACGAGCACGTCCCCGACCGTGGTGGGGCTCACGGCCAGGGTCGAGTGGACAGATCCGAACCCGGTTGACGCCAGCGTGCCGACTGCCGAGATCGGATCAGCCATTACTCCCTCTTATGTCAGTGGAGTAGATAAATCTACATAGTAATGGTGTCCGTCACCGTGACGCTGTCGCCAGAGGCGGTCACAGTAGCGGAGGCGGACATAACCGTGGTAAACAGCGGAATGCCAGACGAGGCAGCATCGAAGATGCCAATGCTGTCCAGGGTCACACCGCCCGAACCGGTATACGTGAATGTATTGGTCAACGTGTAAGTGTTGTTCGTACTGGAGTTCGAGAAGGTATGAGCAAAGGTAGCCGGCGCGCGACCCAAACCGTTCGTAGTCTGCTCACTAGCTAGCGCGATGTCCGTAAGAGCAACCGAAGTAGCCGTGCTAATACCCATGTACCAACACGGTGCATTGCCGGGGAGGATGATGAACTGTCCGGTAGTGGGCGCGGTGCCAGCAGCACCCGTAGGAGTCGCTGGGTTGTACCACCGGTCAACCGTAATTGCCGTGGTGGTGTTCGAGATAATGACCCCGTACACGCCAGTCAGCGCCACTGCGATGAAGCCCTGCCACACATTGGCAGCACCGAAGTTGGTACCAGTAGAGGCCGTCCAGCTGGGAGCTGTACCAGGAGTAGCCGTCCAAGGAGAACTCGTCGCGTACGTAGTGGATCCGGCGCTGAGGTACCCCGTAACACCGCCGCCCGAGAGGGCCAGTGCCTGCTTACCCTGGCCGATGTTCGTCTTAGTCATTACTTGTCTCCCTCTCGATTGGGCCGCCCAGCTGGGATACCGAAGTGGTTCGCAATCGCGGCTTCTAGCTCGGGGCTATCTGCGCACTCCACCCACGAAGGCTTCGCCTTAGCGCTGTGCGCAAGCCACAAGCCCGTGTTCGCGGTGCCGTCGTCGTGCGCGATGTCTCGAACAGCGTTAGCAAGTGACTTACTGTCCGGCACGAACACCATCGTGATCGCGGTGTTGTCTTCTACGGCCGTACCGTTGAAGATCGGGTATGGGTTACCCAAGAACACTCGTGGCACATCTACTCCTTAGTACGTAATCTCGGGATTGACGCGGACCCTGCCTTGGGCAATGCGGTACACCGAATCTCGGGGGTCGGTGATCTCAGGTCGTAGAGGCCTTGCGTCCACCGCCATGCCGTCGAATCCGCCGCTGGGATGCTCAATGTGACCGAGGTGCCCGCGACTGTGATGTTGTTGGCCGACCCAGTCCACTCGTAGAGCAAAGGCGCCGTCTCCGATTCCCGCACCTGGGCGCGTCCGGTCCACCCGTCGACAGTCACTGGCTGGTTGTCCTTGTCGACAACAGGAAAAATGATCGAGGTGGTTTCACCATGGTTGAGGTACATGTCGAACAGCAGTGTCATGTTGGAATCACAATGCTGGTAGGAACGACATGCTGACCAAGAACAACCAGGTCAGTACCGGTGTGATACGCCCACACGGTGTGCCCCGCGGCTGGCGGGTTGTCCGGGCCGTACGCCTGCAAGAACCGGACACCAGACTGGACCTGGCCGCTGGGATCGTTGTAACCGAAGTCCACGACCCCGTTGAACAGGTCTACCGAGTTCACGGTGCCCATGTGCATGCTCGTCTGCGGAGCCCGCTGCACCCAGCCCGTGGACGATCCGCCACGCTTAATGTTCCGCGCTAGTCGAGCGATAGTTTGATTGAACATCGCGGCACACTCCTTAATCGGTGGACTGGCGGAAGCAAATGAGCTGCTGGGGGTCCGCCGAGGACAGCGACAGCGTCATTGAGTTGATCATGTAGTTGCCGTTGACGCGCACGTCCGAGCAGTTGATCCTGATGATGTCTCCCGGCTCCAAGGCCGGCTGCGGCACAACAGTGATCGTGACCTGGTCCGAGGCGCCCAACGAGTTGTTCAGGATCGAGTTGGCTACGTCCTGCGCCTGATCCTGGGTGGTGATCAGGGAGAACGTCAAACGCTCAGTGACCTGGCCATAGGGCCCCAAGATGTACGTGGGCGAGTTCGGGTTGGTGTCCTGAGCCTCGGCACTCACCGCGTTCTGCGAAGACGTCGACTGCCCGATCACGATGACGTGGTTGAACGTCTGGTCGTCAGCCAGCTCACGCACGGCTTCGGCCACCAGCGGGTTCGAGTCCTCGTCGAACTCCCACACCGGATCGCCCACAGTAGGATCAGGGACGGGCTGGAAGACGAAGATCCCGTTCGGATCGAAGAAGCACTCGTACCCGATAGCCTGAGCCAGCTCCCGACAGTCCTGCCACGGATCCCCACCTTGAGTCAGGCCGTAGACCACCACGTCAGGAAGGGTGCGCGTCGTCGAGGAGATCGAGAACTGGGTCTGAGACGGAAGCCGGTCGAGCACCATAGCCTGGATCGCGTCGCCATAGTTCAATCCACTAGCGACAGTAAACGGTTCCTGCCACACGTTCCGTTTAATGGCCCTGCTCAGGTCGGTAACGTGCACCATGATCGAGGTGCCTCCACCGAGCTGCCCACCACCCTTAGCGATGACCGCGCTAGACGAGGGCCCGACCGTCGAACCTCCCGCACCCGTCGAGCCGGCGATGGCGTGCACCGTCACCTTGTCGACCATGCCGTGCCCCACCGCAACCAACTCGTCCGTGCTCGCATCAGCGGAGACCGCGAACTCGAAAGACGACACCTTGGGCGAGGTAGTGCCCAACGTCGGACGGGTGAAGGTGATGCGGGCCAGCACAAACCGGGTCGTCGTATCGCCTTCAGCGAGGCGAAGTACCGGACCGTTGCTCGTAGCCAGATCCCAGCTCGCGCCGTTGTTGATGCTGGTCTCGAACTTGAGTGTGGTGCCAGCCGGGATCGTCGCTGTCCATCGCACCACCGAGGCCGTGACCGGATCCCCAGAGAGCACGAGCGGATCGCTGATCCAGTAACCGGACAGTCCGTTGTAGGCCTGGCCGCCGTTGTCCGTCTCACTGGCCGGGGAGATGGCGAAGGTGACGGCGGTGGACACGCTCGGCGTGATGACGGTGGCTGCTTCGACCTCAGCCATTAGGTCACCGTGGCCACGGTCGTGATGGTGGCGGTCAGATTGCCTCCGGTCGTGGTCACACTGAAGTCGTGCTTGGTCAGAGGCAAGATCCCGGTATCAGCGGTGCTTGAAGTAGGCCGATAGCAGGTCAGCAGCGCGCCGAGGGTGTTGTTCGTAGCACCACCGGCAGCCGTCCACACCTGGCTAGGGATAGCAACTGACACACCCGTGGTCGTGGTGATCGTAATAGACCCCGAGGCGAGAATAATGCGCGAGTAGTTAGTGAACGTCGCCTGCGTATTCGACGCCAGAAGGGAGTTGAGGTTGGTGTATGCGGCAAGCGTGGCGTCGGCCTGAAGACCCGACGACTGCAGCAGGACAATGACAATGTTGTCGGTGCCAAGCAGCAGTGAGTACTTGTCGACGAAACGGCCCTTGGCGGACGCGAATACGAAGTTTGCGATTTTAACCGCCTCCGATCAGCAAAATGGCATGCGGCAGCTCGGAGGCTACGCACTGGAGAATTTATTAAACAGCCCGGAACAGCTAGAAGGCCCAGGCTAGTCTTAGCTCCTCGTAGTAGATAGCGATAGCCCAGTTATAGTCCGTAGTAAGGGTGCCTCCACCGTTTACATCGATAGCGCTTCCGGTCGGCAAGATGTAGTCAAACGGAAACGTGTAGGTGGTAACCGTGGGGCCGTCACTATTTCCGGCATTGAGTACCGTAATAAAAGATTTAGTGCCCGATACACTGGTGTAGCCATATTTGACGTTTGCAGTGGTCGCCGGAGCACCACCTCGCATGGGCAGCGCAGTAAGCGTCGTACCGCCCGAGAAACTAGCCCCTGAGTAATTCGACACATACGCAAAGGTTTGCTGGGGGGGACTCGTGCCACCGGAATAAAAGTCAGCCCAAAATTCAATTCGAGCAATGCGTACTGGGTAAGTACCCGCCAAAACACCCAACCCCGAACCACCAGAACCGCCGTAGTTCCTGGCAGCCACATATGCAGTCACTACGCTGCTCCGATCGTTGCCGACACATCCGCCGCGGGTTGCAAGAACATGTACATTCCCAGGAATGCAGGCGACCCAAGGGCAACCGGCACAGACACCGAACCCGTTGTGCCCGAACTGGTGTAGTTCTTGGCCACCACAAGTAGCCCCGGGTTGTTGTCGAATGCGTAATAAGTGCTACCCGACTTCGCGGTGGCAACCAGGTTTGTCCACCCAGTCGGGGCGCCCATCGACACCGCCCAAGAAGGCCATGTCCCCGATGGGTCAGGAACAGTACCCATGAAAAATATCATCGTCCCAGCGGCCGGGACTGTCACCGAGGTGACTGTTGCAGTAGAAGCACCTGCCGTATAGGCCAGCTGCAAACGGCCTGCAACAGGTGCCACGGTAGGGCTAACCTCACGGGCGGTGAGGGTGCCGTACATATAGTATTCCCATTGCTGCGGCTTGTAGATTGCAAAACTGGTGTCGTTGTCGCCAGCAACAAGACGCCGGTAATAGGCCCCATTTGTTTCGTGACCCGGGTTGATGCTGAATGCTGTGGTAAACGTAGTAGGCGGGTCCGGCGTCATCGGCATCGTGAGCGTGATGTCACTGTTGTTGCCCGCCGACGCGATGAACGCCATACGGATGTCGTTAGGTTGCCAGTTCGGGCCCAACGGCAACACCTGCGGTTCGAGATGGCCACCTGGTGGGGTGATGCTGACAGACATGTCAAAGAAGGAGATCGAGGCAGCCACAATTCCCCCTACGGGCCCAGGATGAGGCCGCCGTCAGTGTCGATCTTGACGCCGTTCATCACCCCAGTAGGTGTGCTGGGTGTCCACGGAAATGCCGCGTTGTAGAGGACATCCGCCGTCTCAGTATTCCTGATTCGCACCCCACGCCAGATCTGCACCCGTGTGCCAAAGGGGGCCAGCTCCGAGGTCATGCCTTCCGGAGTAAGCGTCCCGGCGGGGTCACTGACCTCAACCTGGAAGCTTCGCATCGTGGCCGCTGTACGGTCCGCACCTACCGTGCCAGCGTGAACATCCAGTTGATCAACGATCTTGCCGTTTTGTATGACATCCACGCGGGAGACCGCTGTGTGGGGCTTCTTCGCGGTGGCATCAAATTCAGAAGACCTACCTTGCATAGTTACCGCCTAGATAATCGGGGCTAATAAAAATCTGGCGCGACGGTTTGAGTCATCATGAGCTTCCGACGGCGGAACTGGATTGTTGTGGCATCGCCAGGTAGTGCGTTGTAGTTCTCCGTGGTGTCGGTGCCACTGGCTCCCGGACCCAAGGCAACCCACAGCTGAGTGCCATCCGGCTTCTGAAGCAGCAGCGTTCCACCCGAGCGATCCAGCTCGTCCACGATGGGCCACACGTTGATCAGGTCACCGAGTTCGAAGAACAGCTCAATCGTGTACTCATCGCCATAAGTCGGACCCTGCACCACGAACGGCAGTACCTGAGACCCCGGGCCGCTGAGCATGAAGAACGTGCCCATCATCCGGCGCTTGGTGACCTTGATGCCTTCTTCACTCTTGGTGATAGAGACTGGCAACACCGTGTTGAGCAACGGGTTCGCTGGGTTCTTCAGCCAGTGCTTGTCCCCGGTAGGCGTCACCGACAGGGTGTTCGACGGAGCCGTCGCTGCTACCAGAACCGTGCCACTGTACGAGATCACCTGATACTGGCTGATTACGTTCAAAGGTGCGACGTAATCGTAAGCGGTGATCGGCGTCAGCCCATTCGCGGGCAGATAACTAAGACTCGGGATAGCCAGCCAGGTCAATCCGTTGTCTCGGCTGGCATTCACGGTGTACGCGGTCGTGGGTTCACCAGCGGTGATCATGATACCCACAGCGGTAGACGCACCCGCCGAGGTTTGAAGCGACGTAGGCGACTGAACAGCGGAAACATTGGGCCCGTAGATCATTGGGTTGTTCCCGTTGTCCAGCTGCACCGTGTAGCCGCTGGTAGCCCCCGAGGTCAGGGCGACGTTGGCCGTCTCCGCGTACCCGACGTATATCTGATTCGTACCGGTCGGAGTAATAACGGGATAGGTGACCGTGGCCGACGATGTGGTGTTGACTCCCGTGCCAGAAATGGCCAGGCCCCACTGAGTGCTGGATCCAAGGGTGGAGGTGAACTGTTGCGAAATCAGACGCACGGTGGCAGCGGCAAGAGAGGCACTGCCTGTGATAGTGATGGTGGACGAGCCCGCCGTGGTGACGACACCCATCCACATATCGACCGTGGAGCTGGATCCCACAAACGGGTTCACGACCCGCGCCCAGGTCGTCACACCTCCACCAGTCACGGTCGCCACCGACAGCGTGAGAGAGGTGATGTTGGTGGATAGCACGAGGACGTCGCCTACAGCGGTTGGCGCCACCGTCAGAGTGGTTGTTCCCGTTCCGCCGGACGATGCAGCCGTACCTACAGCGGAAGCCGTGGGCTGGCTCCCCGGCACGAAGGTGAGGCCCACCCGGTTGTTGATGGCGTCGAACACCGCGGTAGACAGCACAGCCGGGATCGGAGGGCCCGAGATAGACGGTGAGGGTGCCGCGGATGCAGCCTTACGCGTCCAGGTAATCGAAGCGATGGCCGTCGGGAACGAGCCCGAGCCGGACCACTGCGACGTGGCCTGCACGTACGCGGAGTAAACACCGTCAGTGAGGTCAGCGGTCAACGTCCACGACAAGTCTTCACCCAGCGTGGTCCCAGAGGTCTGGAGAGGCACCGTAACGAACGGCGTAAAGCCGAGGGCGGCCACCTGAGCGGCGGTGTAAATCGCCACGTTGTACGCCTGCTGGGGCTGCGAGTCCGGGCTGGCGTAGGTCCACTTCACCGTCGGGCGCGTGTCCGGAATAGTCCCGGTAGGACCAGTGACGGTGACGCTGGAAAGCTGCTGGTAGGTGACATCGACATAGACCTCCGACACCCGCAGGGTCGAAGTAGTGCTGGTGTCGCCACGCCCGAGGTCGTAGGTAAGCCCCGTCAGGTTGCCAGGTAGCCCGGTGACCGGGTCGGTGACATTCCACGGCTGCCCACCAGGACCCACCGTGTAGACACCCAGGTCTTCTTCAACCCAAGTAGCAGTCGTCGGAGAGGTGGGGCACGTCGAGTTGAAGAACTGCTTCAGGATGGACTGGATCTGGCCGGCGATGTCAATCGCACCAGTCACCGACCGGAACCAGTGGTTAGAAACTGGCTGATCAGCCCCCGCCACCACGCTCTGGATCCGGCGCCGCAAGCCCACCGAGTAGACTTTGCCCCCGGACGGGATGGTGGGCGTCGGGAAGCCAACGCGAACAACCTGCGAGTCCAGCCGGCACAGTCCGGAGATCGAGACGTACGAGCTGTCCGAGTTATCCGACAGAGCAGCACTAGCTGACCCAGCTCCGGTGACGGTCCCGGTGCCCGCTTGAGGTGTGCTGTTCGGCCGAAGAATGGTGGTCGTCAGCGTCGTCATCAAGCCACCCCTTCATGGTGCTCAGTGCTGGCCAGAACGAAGCCCGTTCTTAGATTTAAGAACGGGCTTCGTTCCGTTACCCGACTTGCTGTGGAATGCTGTCCGCGACCTGTCCCAGAGCGGTAATTACTTCCGTCCGAGTCATGGCCCGCAGTTGCTGACCGTCGAGCGTGATGTAGTTATTGACAACGGGAGCCGCAGCTGGAGTGCCACCACTCATTGTCACTGTTTGACTATTTGGGATAGAGCCTCCAGCTCCAGACGCAGGTAGCAACCCCGCTGTGCCCAGTGCGGTCGTGGCCAACGCGGATCCAACCTGCGGCAGCGCAACCTGCTGGAAATCTGCCGACTTCAGTACAGAGTCAGCACCGGTCACCACGTTGCGCGCCCACTGGTACCCGACAGCGAGTCCAGCGTTCGAGGCAATACCCATAACGCTATTGCTAGCGGCGGTAACTCCGGACCCCAGCGCGCCGGACATGACGTCGCCGATGCTGGCTTGCACCGAACCGCCGCTTGCGGTAACACCGTTGGACAGGCCGGCCATGAGGTCGCTGCCGATGCCGTAGAACACCTGCGAGGGCGAATGAGTCTGGGTTTTGTTCTTAGCGGCATCAATGGCCTTCTGGGCGGCGTCGCTAGTAGCACCGGCAGGACCATCGCCACCATCCTTGGCGCCGTCCTTGAACCCGTCAGTCGCGCCTTTGCCCTTAGCCTTGGCGTCGGCGTATCCGGAGTTGTTCTGGCCCTTGGAGGGGTCCCCGAACCCTGTGGACTTTGTTCCCGGATCAAACCCCGAGTTCTTCAGCGCGTTCTTCGCCACATCCGCAGCGGCGTCGTGCTTGATCTTCTCGTCGTTGGCGAACTTCTGACCTGGCGTTATATCTCCAGGAGGGCGTGAACCGGGTGGAGCATTCAGCTTGTCCAGGGCCGTCGTCTTGGCGTCGTCGCTCTTTTTCTTTTGCATAGCCCAGTACTGCTGCATCGGCGTCAGCGGCTGGTTCGAGCCCATAGGCTGAATGGGAATTCCAGCCCGCTGCATCGCGGTCTGCTGTTCGTCCCGCTGCCGCTTATCAGCAGCGTCCTTGATATCTTTGCGCTTCTTCTCGTCGTCTTCGACCTTTTTGCGGGTCTTTTCGTTATAACCCAACCCCTGGAGTTGCTTGTCACGCGCTTCGAGTTGCTTCTTCTCTTGTTCTTTCTGAGCTTCATCCTGCTGCTTCTGCTGCTCATCGTTGCTAGCCTGCTGCAGCTTCCCCTGTGGCAAGGTGGCTGCCGTCTGTCTAGCTAGTATCTGTTGCCGCTGAGCTGCCTCATTCACCACAGCCGGCGTGACATTAACCGCACCCTGCGCCACATTATTCACAGCCTGTTCACCGTAAGCCTGGAATGTCTTTGAAGGGGACGCGGTCTCCAACCCAGACTGTCCAGCGGCTACAACCTGTGCCATCGAAGACTGAATAGCAGCGACAGCTTGTGGCGTCGAGTTCTCAATACCGATCGCCAGACCTTGGCTGATGTTCGTACCAAGTTCCATGAACAGCTTCGACGGGGATGCGGCAGCAACAGAAGCCTTACCGCAATTCAGAGTTCCGTCGCCTAGCTTTTGAGCAGCGGTACAGGCAGCCTGTTGGTTATTGGTAATTCCCTCACCCATACTGGACGGGATTTGGGCACCCATGGATTGACCGGCGGACTGAATTTGAGGAGCAGCTTCGCTCATCGTCTTCTGTACGGCCGGAGCGATCTGAGCTACCTGAGACAGGGCCTGAGGGGCCTGCGCGGTCATCTGCTGCACAGCCTGCGTCGCGTTCTGCATGTGCTGCTGAACTTGTTGCATCGGCTGCGAAACCTGCTGAGAGGCCTGCCCGACCTGCTGCAGCCCCTGGGACACCTGCTGAGCTGCCTGCGGCACGTTCTGCAGTCCGCTGGAGAGCTGCTGAGACGCCGAGGCCGTCTGCTGCATGGCCTGCGGGGTTACCCCCAGCGCCGTATTAAGCGACTGAACCGTAGCCGGAGATAGCGTCCCAAACGACGTCCCAGCTCCTTGCCCACCACCCATAGGAGCAGTAGTGAGCGGCTTGGGGGGAGGCGGAGCCAACATACTGGCCGGAACTTGATCCGGACTAGTGGGCGTCGCACCAGGACCAAGAGGGTTCAAACCCGGCCCGAGAGGTTGCTGATTCTGCGAGGGGTCCAGAATGTTCGATGGGCCCGCGGACGGCGGAATAGGCGGAGCCAACATGCTGGATGGAATGTCACTCGGGTTGACAGGTGTGCCGACGCTGCCCGCACTACCGCCTAGCCAAGGCCGCGAGGCCCCAGGGGAAGACAGAGCCGTGGTTGTCGGGGCACTTGCGCCTTGGAACTGGGCGTTGGGGTCGTAAGGTGCAGAAGATCCGCCAGTGGGCGAGTCGCTGGGCGTCAAGTTACCTTGTGCGTCAGCCTGCCATCCGTACTTGCCAGCAGTCTGCCCAGAGGGGAACGCACCCGACCCGGAAGATGCCCCAGAGGAGATAGAACCCGGCGTGAAGCCCCCGGTCTGGTTTTTGCGATCCTGGATGGCCTTGTAAATACCGTATGCGCCACCGCCCAACGCACCTACCATCCCCCCAATGGGGCCGCCAACCGTCGCACCTAGGCCTGCACCCAGTAGTACGTCGGACAGCATTTCACCTGCGTCGCCGGACCCAGAGGTGTTCTCCAGCCCAGCTACCGCGGCGTCTCCACCAATCCCGAGCAGTGCACCTGCCGGCCCAAAGGCCTTCCGCCCCAACAGGGCAGCGCCGGCTTCTCCCACGATGCCGGCAGTCGGATCCTGGTTTTGCTGCTGCTGGTAAGACCCGATACCGATCGCGGCAGCTCCCAGAGCCCCGGCAATACCCGCACCGCCAAGACCTCCACCAAAGGCCTTGCCCAGTGTCAGGGCGCCTATCGCGCCACCAGTTAGCGCCGGGGCGGCTGCCTCTCCACCGGACGTCCCGAGCAGCGCGGTCAGCACACTCGCCGCGGACCCAACCGCGTCAGCGGCTACCTGGGTCACCACGCCGCCAGCGGTCAACAGCCCAGCGGTCAAGTCAGTGATACCTGTTGCTACGTCGGCGTTCTGCAGAGTGTCGCCAATGCCCTTGATGGCCCCCACCACCGCCGGGCTGGCAACACCTTGCAAGAACGCATTACCCAGACTGATCGCACCGGATAGGGCTGGGCCGATGGCGGGTTCGAGGGCCTGCAGCGTGGAGGTCGCGGTAGTGGCTAGTTCGGTCAGCCCGTTGACCGCTGTGCCCATGTTCTCGGCCCCGATGCGGCCTACTTCTTGGCCGAGCGGACCTAGGGCAGCACCAAGAGCGTGAAGGGCAGGAACACCTTCACCCAGCGCGGAGGAAGCAGTCTGCTGGACGCCCTTGTTGAACTCACCCATCGCCTGGTTGGCTGCGCGGGCGAGCCCAGGAACGTCCTTGATCGCCTCGTTGACCGCGAACAGCCCGGCGCCGGCACCGATCATTTCATCGACAGCACCCACCATGAGGCCCATCTGGGCGCCCTGCATGAGGCCGTGAGCGCTCAGACTTTCGCCGCTGCCTTCGCCACTACCCCCGCCGAAGAAGCCACCCCCTTCGCCGCCTCCACCTCCGCCACCCCCAGAACCAGGACTACGGGGCGGGCCGTGACCGGTACCAGGAATACCGACGCCGGAACTCTCTCCAGCAAAGGCGTCAAACGCGGCACCGATCTGACCAGCACTCAACGCGCGGTTGGCCGCCCACGCCTCATCGGACATCTTGGAGGCCGCCTTGCCTGCACCCCCGAACGCGGACTCCATGTCCCGAGCCGTGTCGGCGGCGGCTGACCCGCCATCAGCCAGCATCGTGGCCGACTGAGCCAACTGCTGGATCGGCTGAAGAGCCCCCGAAGACGACCGCTCGATGTCACCGATCGTGGAGTTAAACGAGGTGCCAACTCGATCAGCCTGGCTCATCTCTTCGCGTTGCGCAGACAGAGAACGAGTGAAGTCTTGGTTGCCCGAGCTAGCCTGGCGCAGTCCGCTCTCCGCCGATGACCCGAAGTTGGCGTACCCGGACGACACTTGCGACAGGTCGCCGGCCAGCGTGCGGAACGAGCCGTCGTTACTGAGCCCGATGGTCCTGGACCCAGACAAGGCGTCCATGTCCCGGCCCAGACCCCGCGCTTCATCTCGCAAACCGGAGAAGTCGGACGAGGCCTGGGCTACACCACTGCTGTTGACACCGAGGTTGACCTGGGTAGGAACACTTCCGGCGGCCGTCGCTACCTGGTTCAGCCCCGTGACGGTGGCGGCCGCACCTTGAAGGCCAACGATGACCCCAGCGGTGCGGCCGTCTAGTGAGTCGATCTTGGCGTGCGAGCTATCAATAGCGTTACTAAGGCCTGTACAATCACCAGTAATGCTAACGTGAAGTTCAGCCATTAGTCTACACTCCGCCCTTATTCTTCTTCCTCGTCTTCCTCCAGCTCGTACTTGGCCCAGTACGGCAAGAAGTCTTCAGAGTTTGCTTCGTAATCTTCGGGGTAGGGCTTACCTGCGTACATCGCTAAATGCGAGTGATACCAATCTTGGCGCGGTCCACCAATGGGACCCCGAATCGCCGCCCACACCATCCAGCCCAGGAACTGCGGGCGGGACATCACCATAAACAGGTGATCAGGTGAGGGAATGCCTAGCGCAAATGCTAGGTCGTAGGCGAAGAGTCGCTCGGGGTCCCGTCGGAGTTTCCCTCAGTGTCCTCGACGCGCACGCTGTTGATCTCGTTAGCGGCCTTCAGCAAACGGTCGATACTGGACTTGCCCAACGGGCCAAGCTGCTGCTTAGCGGCCTCGGTGGACTTCCAGATCCGGTTGCCGTGCTGGTCACGAACGGTGTGCGCCACCAGACGGATGTCTTCGTCTCGCAGGTCGTACCGCTTGATCGTTCCATCCTTGTACACCCGACCAGAGTCGATGTACTCGATGTAATCGGCGGCGCTCAGCTCCCACACCATGAAACGGGCAGCCTTACCGGATTGGGTCTTCCATTCCGGCATGGTCACCATAGTGTTTCGCATCTTAGGAACCATCCCAAGCTGCTTAACGTTAGTGATTAGCTCGAATTCAATCTCTTGCTCTTCGTTGGAGTCAGTCATCGGGGCCTCCAGTTTTGTGCGCACTACACGTCGGGGTTTGTGTCTCATTGGATCTCAAGTTCGAGATAGCCTTCGGGGCGACAACGACAATGAAAATGTAGGGGCAAACGTGTACAATCGTTATTCATGGCACAAAGAATGCAGCAGTTTGGGTGCTTGATTACCCGACACCCCGCACGCGAGAGGAAGTCGGGATCAAGCATCCTTTTGATTTCGTCTTTGGTGGACTGGGACAACCAAACTTGATACGTGCACTCGGCGTCATAGTCCCGGGCCATTGGTGATCCTTAGACGTTGAGGTTGATGCCCCGCGCGAACCCGAGCAGAACCTGCACGTCAGTCGGGGTCCCCGAGGTCGTCCAGACAGCCTGCACATACGGGTTGACCGTGGTGGTGCTGGGCAGCTTGATGCGCTGCGAGCCCACTGCCGTCGCCGCTGCGAAGGTGATCAGATCAGTCCAGGTCGTCCCGTCCGGGGAATGCTGGATCTTGACCGTGATGCCCGGAGAAGTACCCCCGTCAAACGCCCAAACATGCAGCTGGCCAACCGCACCCGTAGTGGTCGCGCCGCCAAAGGCAACATTCAGGTCAGTCGAGCCTGTGCCCGACGCACCAGCCAGCAAGGTCTGCGGCGACAGCAGGATGACACCGTCATCAAAAGCGCCACGTGCATCCAACTCAAGGCTGAAGTCAACGGCATCCTTGAGCTTCGCGGTCACCGAGTTGTCGATGATGGACGAAGGCTGCATGGTGATCGGAGAAAGCGCGGTCAGACCCTCAAGGGCAAACCAGGCATTGACCGGGCTCTTACGACCCATCCACTGGTTGAGCTGCCAATTGAGCGTTCCCTTGTCCATAGTGGCGAGGCCCTTGATCTTCAAGGACCCGTCCATCATGCCCGGCAGGGAGTTGCGAACCCGCGCGCCAAAGCCGTCACCGGCAATCTTGTCGGCCTTGCGGGAGTGTTCCAAATCGTTGCCTTGGGCGCTGAATAGGAACTGCTCCAGCCCCCACTGAGTCTGATAACCGGGGTAAACAAGAGCGCTACCCGGAGAAAGGTCAATGGCCATCGTTACTTCTCCTTACTGCCGGAATCGCCGGAAGGGGCGGCGGGAACGGGGGTGGACTTCACGGCGATCAGTGGACCCCTGCCATCCGGACCACGCTGGTCCAGCAGATACGGCAAGTCGAGGGAACCGGTATACGGATCGTCCACCTCGAAGATCGTGACGGCGCCAGTACGAGGATCAACCTGACTGAACCACCGAATGGCAACGTAAGAGTCTTGCTTCCCTGCCACTAGGATTCCTTTCATTCTCAGGGGTCAACAAATAACCCCCGGAAAGAGGGGGCCGGGAAAGAGGGATTACGCAATAATAGATACGGTGAGCTGCGCGTAGGTGTACAAGCCTTCGCCGAACATCATTTCGCTGACAGCACCCTCGACGACTTTTGCGTACCCCCGGCCTCGTCCACCAGGAAACTGGATGCTGTTCACCGACTTGATCAGCGAAGACCCCGGTGAGATCAACGCGCCGGCCTCTTCCTGGGCTTCCTCTTCAACGATCTGCCCAATCACGAGCATGATGAGGAAGTACCACTGGGCTAGCTGGCCGTCGCCGTGATCCACCCGGTAGTCGATTGTTTTATGGGCCTGCGGCTTGATGATCGCCGCAGGTGGGACGAGTGACCGGGGAACGTAGTAGTAGACGTTCAGATCCGGTTGGTACGCCTGAACAGCGTCCCCCAGGATGTTCTGAACCGTGGCGTAGTCGGTCACCACTTCCTCACATATGGATCTAGGATTACGCCCGGATCGCAGAGGAACCGGGTACCGATCCCGGGCGCCTTCGGGTTCTTCCGAGCGCCCGTACCGTCGTGGGTGATCGCGCCCATGGCCAACGACCATGTGTTATGTAGCCGTGAGATCAGGATCAGAGCAGCTTCCTGGATGTCATCGGGCAACGCGTTCACCCCGACGCCTACCTGGTGCGCGTACATCAGCGGAGGCACCGTCAGGACGTTCCCAGTAACCGCAGTGGGCGTAACAGACTCAAACCAGCGTCCGTCCTGGATCATCAGATCCGTCTGGCCAGCGATGATCCCGGTCGAATCCACCACGGTCAGTGACTCGTCGCCAGCGGCCAGGGCCTCAGCCACTGTGGTCACTGGGTAACCGCTGACATAAGACCACTGCGCCCAGAGATGTGCACCCGGACGGAACGACACACCCGCAGACGGGGGAACCGTAATACGCCAGGGGTCCAGCACCAGGCTAGTTAGATTGGTTAGCTGGGTGAGGCTGTTCGGGTCGGTACCCCAAGCAACCGAGAGCACCTCGACGATCGGGTTAGCTCGGGTATGCAGCCGCAGCTCTCCCCAGTCAGACACCACAACGCGCCCGATCTCGCTGTTCGTGGTGGCAGCCATGTTCTGGTTGCACTCACCGTTGATCAGCGCGGAGACTCGCATGATGATCCGGTTTAGCTCAGCATCGTTGTCAGCCTGCGCTCCACCGGGGATGAGCTTCTGTAGCTGGGTGTAGATCGGCGAGCGCTTCAACTCCGCGACCGTGAGCAGCGGAGTCACTGGTTGCTTGGGAACCAAACTCACGGCGGGCATGCGGAGCCTCCTTACGGATACGTGGTGAAGATGCTGTTAGCGCCACCAGCCAGTTTGGCTGCCGGGTACTGGGTCCACGCGCCCAGGTTGTAGCCGACATAGTTGTTCAACGGCACCGAGAAAACCTGCTGGTCGTTGAACACAACAAGAGCGTTGGTGGCTACCTGTGCGTCAGCGAACACCTGAACCTGACCAGTCGTGATCCCGGGCTGGGCATTCAGCGCAGTCTGCAGCCCGGCGGTACCCCCACCCGAGGTGTACTGAGAAAACGAGTACAGCGGAGTCAAATTGGCGGTAGGAACGTACGTCATCGCTTATCCCTTCTCACAATCGCCGCCGCAGCGGCCACAGACCTTGAAAAAGCCGTGGAACCCGCAGGAGATGCAGGTGTACCCGCCGGAGCGAACGGGGGCCGCTGACACATCAGCGACGGTGTAACCAAGTTCCTTAAGCACATTCACATGACGTGAATCCGGCACCTCGATGGTCGTACCGCTATAGCGTCGGTTGCCGCCCACAGTTGGTATATCGACCTGCACACACTTATCATCGGGGGAAAGTAGACGTGCCATCAGCCGATCTTCTCCACGATCACACCGTTCTCGACACGGTACTCACCGTCAGAGAAGCTGATATGTGCCCAACGATCGTCATCAACCGTCTGCCCAATACGAGGGTCCGTTGGATCAGTCTTAACCTCAGGCTTCTTAGGCTCAACCGCAGCTTCTGGCTTCACCTCAACCTGAGCTTCTACTTGAATCTTCCGGGGCCGTCCAGGCCCACGCTTTACTGGCGTCTCGTCGGCCATGGATAGCCCTTTCGGTTAAATAGTGTCGGGGGCAGCAGGAAGGGCGCCTACCGAAGTAGACGCCCTTCCTGAGTATTGCTCAGAGCTTGGTAATCCCGGTGATCGCGCCACAGTACGAAGGCGCATAGCAGACAAACGTACCGTACCAGTACGAGCTGGTCTCGTACGCGAACTGCGTAACCGGCCACTCAATTGCCATGTAATCCTGAACGTTGTAAACCGCGAAGACGTCGGAGATGTTGCTGTCCGGCAGCGGAAGCGTCCAGGAGATGATGGGCATGGTGCCCTGCGGCAACCAGGGGTGAACGGTCAGGTCGACCATCTTGCCGGTGACCTCATTCTGAACACCGGTAACCAAAGCACCGATCTGCGCGTTGTGCGCCTGCGACGCGCTGTCCACCGTAATACGGTAAGAAGCGGAGCTGGCATTCTTCAGCAGGTCGGACAGCTGCTTGCGGTCGTTACCGTTGGCCAGGATCTCGTCCGGGTCAGCCTTGTTAGCGTCGTACATCGCCGCGAAGGCGGTGTAGAACTCGGCACCCGGGTTAGCAATGTTCAGAGATCCAGTCGGACCGCTACCGTTCGCCACGCCACTGATGTTCTTCACGTAGCCCGAGGTGGCACCCGTGCAGTAAGTCAGCAGACCGTCGTAGTCGGTCGCGGAAGCAGAGCTGTCGGTAGAACCGCTCGGGAAAGCCACCGTAGCGGCCGTGCCCGAGTTCGGCGCACCGCCGGTACCGCCACCATTGAAGTTGATGGTGACAACACCGGAGCCCGGGACGCTACCTGGCGCACCCGGAGCGGCCACACCCGAGCTGGACACGTTAGCCAGGAAGACACCGGCCGCCGTGTTCGTGGTACCCGCGTAGACCTTGTAGCCAAGGGCACCGGATACCGCCGGGATGGTCACATCCAGAACGTTGGTCGTAGTCGCGGACAGCGCGGTGCTGGTAACCACCGTCGGGACAGACTCGCCCCAGATGCCGACCGACGTCACCCACACATACAGCGTGGGGATGAATGCGGTCTGGCCTACCTCAGTGCCGGTCTTCGCCCGTGCCGCGACAGTCGCCGACGGAGACGCAAGCGCACCAGCAAAGCCCGATGCCGTACCACGACCACCCAGCAGCATGCGCTCTTCCAGCAGCATCGAAGACCACAGAACGCTGGTCTGCGACAGCTGACGGATGTCCTGGTAGCCCTGGCCGGAGAACTGCGCGGCCCACGACACCTGGTCCGACACGCCATACTGCATGTAAGGCACCGAGGCCTGGTCGCCTGCGTAGCTGATCTTCGGTCCACGCAGGTAGTTCACCGCGCCGAACGTAGTAGTGCTCGACTCAGTAATACCGGGCCGCATCAAGCTCAGGCCGCCGGTACCGGTACCGGTAAACCCAGTAATACGCTTGTACTGGTGGGCCGTACCAATACCCTTACGCCGCGCAATGCGGTTACGCAAAGGCGTCGGGCGCGGCGCCAAAAGCTTAGCCGGCGCCTCCAAGTCGTACGCCTGCAGACCCCCAGTACCCGCTAGCTGACCAGCGCCAGCAAGGCCACTGTTCGTGCCGGCATAGATGTCCTTCATGACATCCGAACCAGCGAGCGAGTTGCGCACCGACTCCAGCAGCTCCGGCGAAAGGGCCTTCGAAACCGCCTCAGAGCCCAGCGACTTCTGCAGCTCCATCAGCGGGTTGACGGGGCCTTCCATAGTGGGAACGCCCGGCGTCGGTAGCGGGAACTCAGCCGACTTGTTCAGAGCGGCCTTATACCCTTCGAACCGCTCAGCAACTTCTAGGGGGCTGTCGGCATCGCCGAACATATCCCCCGGCTTCGGAAGAACCATTATTTCCTCACAGGCTTAAACTCTAATGCGCTCAGCAATAGAGTTAGTGGACTATCTTGGGGTTTTACAGAGACTTCAGCTCTGCGCCAATCTGAAGGGCCTTCTGCAGGTAGCCCTTCCGCAGGTCCGGATCCTCAGCAGCGGAAGCCATGCCCTTATAGCGCATAACCTCACGTTCCAGATCCGTCTTGCGGGCGTTGACGCGCTCAACCTCGGTCCGACGCAACGGCGGACCACCGGGAGTGGCCATCTGCTCGACCTTTTCCAGCCGCGCACCCAGTTCGTCACTGAGCGCCTTTACGGCGGACTTCGTCGATGCCTCCGTGATGTCCACAAACATCTTACGCAATTCCGAGTTCTCGTCAACCAGGGAGTCCTTGAACGCCTTGATAAGAGTCTCGGCATCCACTCCGGCTCCGGCCGCCTTGGTGACGTCCGGCTCCTCAGTGGGGGTCTCGGTGTCGGCATCGGCCGACTTGGTGATGGGCTCGTCAACCGGGTCAGCGCCCTCAAGCGCCTTACCGATCTCGTCAACCTTCTCCTCGGTGAGAGGCGCATCCACGGGAACTAGAACCTCCGGCGCGGACTTCTCCACAACGTCACCGTTCTCGACATCCATAGTCTTCTCCTTAGTGTCGACCACGACATCAGAGTCGGCGGCCTTGTTAGAGCCGGACGAACTCCAGTTGTCCGGAATCATGCTGGATGCGCCGAGCGCACTGGCCCGCCGCTTGATGTATGCGCGAATCGAGTCGTGGTCGCCAGAGCCCCGTCCCACGGCATGAATCGCGTTCGCCAGGTCTTCCTTGTCACCGATCGGATACGAGGGATCACCGTTCGGGTTCTTCATCGCCTTGCCGTCAGACAGCATCGACCGCAACTGCTCGGCCGAGTACTTACCCTTGAGCAAGTCGGGGTCTGTGTTCTTCAGCGAGGACGTCAAGGAGGCAACCGCGGCACTGACGTCGGCGTTCTCATTACCCGGCTGCATCTTCTCGCGGCAGATGAACTCACGAAGCGACTGCACGGCCTGCATCAGCAGCAGGATGTCGCAATCCTCGTAAGGGCGCGTCGCCAAGTTCATTGCCTCGGCCTGGATCAGCTGCCCGATGAGCGCGATCGCGGCCTTGGCGTGCAGGATGTCGTCCATCTCGGGCGGCGGCGCGGTCGGAGGCACCGTGATACCGGCTAAGACGTTTGCCTGCGTCTCCGGGTTGGCTGCCTTGACAAGCTCAATCGCCTTCTCGCGGTCGAACTCAGGCGCGCTCGTGACCGGAAACGACTTGATTGCACCGTCAGCCAACGGGTCAGCCGGGCACATAGCACAGCAGCCGCAGCCGGGCACCGTGCACTTGTCACAGCAGCCGCAGCCCTCCATGGTGGCGACGTCGAGCGGGCCGGAGCCCTTGGCTGCCTCGACCTCGTCGACACCCTTGGTGATGCTGACCTGAAGGGCCTTAGCGAGGCCCTCCTCATCGATCAGCAGCTCCTCGCACTTGACGAGACCGCGTTCCTGGTCCAGGTCGGCGGCGGAGCCTTCCCAGCCGGTCTTCGCGGACTTGCACAGCGTCAGGATCGCGTTGCTGTTCGCGGGCCGATCGACCAGGCTGATCTCAGAAATGATGCCGCCGTTAATCAATCCATTACGGGCGGTCGGGCTCTTCACGATCTTCGGACGCATAATGCCGATAGAGAACCCGGTGAAGATGCCGGCGCGCGTCTTGGCTACCGCGACCGGGTCGACGATCTTCGCGGTGATGTAGTGGCCATCTTGCGCATCCTCATGGTCAATCGCCTTACCGACGGCGCTGTCCTTGCGGTGCTGCTCACGGATGTTGCCCCACTGGAACCACTCCGGCATCGCGGTCTTCAGCCAGGTGGCGTCGCAGCGCTGCTCATCGAGATCGAGGCTGTCGTCCGTCGCCTTGCCGTAGACCAGCAGCGAGCCGTCATCTTGATCGACGGTCTTGGTGATCGGCGCAAACGTGGAGGTTAGGTCCATGACGCGTTGTCTCCTTTATCTCGGGCGGTCAGGCCGCGACACACGCGCCATCTAGAGCCCCTTTTTGATCTCTTGCTGGCCCAGGTGCAATGCATTGAGCTGGCGCAAGATCTCTTCGGTGTCTTTGAAAGTGTCTTCAGACCGCTTATCAGCCGCCTTAGCCTGTACGTTTTGTCCCACCATTATGATCGACAATAAGACCAACTGGATTAAAGTCTGCGCGATCCAGGCAACAAGACCTTCACCGCCCGGACTCAGAGCCGCGGGCAGCCCAAGCAGAGCCAAGACAGTGAAGGCGTAGGCACACCACATCGTGCCCACCGCTTGCGTTACTTTGAGCGCCACCGCTGTGTTGAATCGAGCAATGGCGCTGCCTCGATCGAGCTGGTCGGCAACTCGGGTAATCGTGCGGTGGGTGAGGTGCGGCATGGCTACCTCCGCTATAGGTTAACGACGCCCATCTTGGTCAAGTTGTAAAGCGTGACCTGGCCGAAGTCGACGGTTCCAGTGCCACCGCCGGCCGTAATCTGCGGCTCCAACGTGGTGGTACCAGCAGGCACGGTGGCCTCAATGGAGAACCGGCCGCGCGTCACAGCAGCGTTCACATACCAGGTGATGCCCTGCCCGCCAGATCCGGGGAATCCTAGGTACACCTGTGCTTTTGTGCCCCCGGTCGAGGTGATGATTCCCGTGTAACGGACCACGTCACCGGCCACGAACTTGGTTCCGCTGGACGAGGAGATGTACTGCTCAAAGGTGTAGGGACTGGTGCCCACGCCTGTAACTGCCAGCCGCTGCATCTTGCCTAGCACCGCCGCGTCGGTGACGATAGACGGGATCGAGGATCCACCGGCTGGGGTGTTGTAAACGTTCCAGTTGTCAGCCCTCCCGTCGGCGTTGGTATCGGTCAGCATCAAACCGCCGGTAATGATGTTGTTCGGGTCTGACAGGTACTGGGTCAGCAGCTCCGCATTGGGCACCACGGACGCCGAAAGGACGTTCCACAGCGCCAGCCCAATGGCCTCGTGCCCGGCCTGACTCGGATGAATACCATCCCCGACGTCGTAAACGGTGAGGTAGTTCCAGCGCTTCGTCGGGTCGGACACCACAGCGCACAGGTCTACGCAAGGCAACCCAGCCGATGCGGCGTACCGCACGATCCAGGAGTTATAACCCCGCATCGCGGTTTCTTGCACGGTGCCGCTTGTGTAGTTGTTCGGCGGGGTCGTCATCAGCACTGGCACGGCGCCAATAGCGGCGCACTTGGCGATGATCTGCTTGATGGTGGACGAGAACAGGGCCTGACTGATGCCCTGGTTGCCGTCGTTAGCCCCGGACAAGATCGTCACGATGTTCGGCTTGTGCGGGGTGACGTCGGTGTCGAACCGGGCCAGCATGTCTACAGAGGTGTCGCCCCCGTGACCGGCGTTGTAGACAAAGTCAAGGGCGCCCTTGGAGTACAGGCTGGCCCACAACGCGAACGACTCAGTGCGCAGCGGTGTATTGCCCCCGACGGTGTCACCAGCGATGGTCTGTGAGTCGCCCAGAGAGACGAGCCGGTTGCCTAGGCGCAGCCTCCCCGAAACAGCGGTGGTGACATTCGGCAGCGTTACATTCACCTTAGCCACAGTCACACACCGGTTTCCATGGATTGCACAACCTGAGTACCGGTAGCGACGATGCCATACACCAGCTCACCAATGTGGAGGTCAGCTTGGAACGTGGCCCCGGAGATCAGCGTGAATCCCGTGGCGGCAGTGACCGACGCATTGCCCAGGAGAACCGCTGTCGGGCCCGGGTTGTAGATCATGATTGAGCAGCCGGGCCAACCATCTTCATCGGGGTAGTGCGTGGGACCAATCAAGGCCGCCGTAGTACCCACGGTAACCTGGGTAGTAAAAATGGCCATCAGCTATTCTCCTTAGTCCTTTACACGAATAGCCGTCCGGCCCACGGCGTAGCCCAGCAGCGACAGCGAGGATGTACGGCGCCCGGGTATTCACCGCCTGGCGGGTTGCTGACGGTGAACAGCAAGCCCTCCAAGGCCGCGCACCGAGAATCAACCCGGTTGTCCTGCATCGTCCGCCAGACCAACAGCCGACGCGGGTTCTTCTCCGCTACCTCGTCGACCGCCCGAGCGGCAGCCCGCCGACCTCGACCCGCAGCCACGTGCATCTCCAAGTAGCGGCGTTCCCGCAGTAGCGCGGTGTCGTAGGTGCCTTCGGCCTTCGCGGCGGTGAGACGCTTGGAGGCAGCCAGCAAGTACTGCGCCCGGAACTCAGGCTCCTCACTGGCGACTCGTCGCATAGCCGGCATGCCGTCAAACGGGTTAGGGGCGCCCGCGCGGGTACGGCCAGACAGTGGCTTATCGAGCACCATCTGCCCGACCGTGGTCACGACCTGACGGTTCAGTCCCGCGCCGGTCAGCTCCGCCACCAGATCACCAGGCAACTCGGTAGCCGCGATGGCGTCCCTCGACCCGAACCACAAGGTCATCGCGGCCAACAGAGCAGTCTCAGCGGCCAGCTGGCTTCGTTGATCAAACTTGAACAGCTCATCGTGCAGCGGACTGCTCACCCTGGCCCGAGCTAGCGCCATCAACGCCCGCACCGACGCGTCCATGACTACTGGGTCTCGTCGTGGAAGTCGAACAGCGCCTTGCACGCGTCGATGTCACCCGCGGCCGCGAGCCGGTTAGCCGCTTCCGCGAACTTCGGCGAGTGGTGGGAGAACTCGAAGTCCCGTGAGGTCGTGCCACGCTTGGCGGCGAAGGTCAAGAACTGCTTGCGTTCAGCCGACTTGTTGGCCGTACCAGAAGGCGCGACTGGCACCGACTCATCGCGCTTACCCGGCTTAGGTGCCGGAGCGGCTGTTCCCGCGTCGCCATCCCCGGCCGCACTACTGTTGATCGCGGAGGGGCCCGTCGGGTGAGGGTTCTGACCAGGCAAGTTCCCCGGCACTCCGAGCGGCTGGACCTTCACGTTCAGGAACGCGGGGCCCGTCGGGGTGTTCAGGAACGGCTGGTTGGCCTCCGGGAACTCGTACCGAGGGAGGTTGAGCTGGTCGCGGCCTTCGTTCAAGGTCTGCAACCCGGAGCCGGTGTACTGCACCAGTAGCGTCGCCTCGCGCTCTTCGTCCTCGTCGTCCAGACCGTGGAATCGGAACGTGACCTCAGGTGGCATGTCCAAGTAGTTAGCGGACACCTCGTTGACCAGGTCGATGACCCACTGCGCGGTCGGCTTGGTGCCCCGTCGTAGCTGGCTGTCCTGCTCACCTTGTTGGTGGCCGCTGCCGCCCATGCCACCCATACCGTGGTTAGGCGTGAAGCCCAGGCTGGTCGGCAGCACCTCGAACGCGGCACAGATCAATCGAACTAGGTGCAGGTCGAAGTCAGAGGTGAACTTCGAGTCGTGGCTGGACGGGTAGTCAGCGGTGAAGCCGGCCGGCAAGAACCGAGCGCGGTGCCGCTCATTGGTGCGCCCGGACAAGTCATCGTTGAACACAGCCTCGTATTGGCGCAGCTGTTCCGGCGTCATGGTCGTATCGACATTCACGATCATTTCCGGGGTCACACCGGCCGTGTACTCCGACCGCAGCCAGTCGAACCGCTTCAGCCACAGGTCAATGTCGGCCAGTGCCTGCTCCACGCAGGAGAACCCGTACGGGCCGCGCGTGCGCCGATTCCGGACCTTGTAGATGAGCGTGTCGGTGGCGGCCTGAAGCCCCGTCGTACGCCCATAGATCGCGGACACGAATTCGTGGTCGACCTGGTCCGGCGGGCTCTGGTTGTACTCGCCGCGCGGGAATCCCCACAAGATTTGCTGGTAGGCGGCATACGGAGGCTGCGGCGTCGCACCACGGTTGTCCATCAGCGGCTTGATGGTGCTGGAGTCCAGCAATTCCAAGGAGTGCAGATCACCATTCAGCTGCAGGTGCGGATAGAGCGCAACCGCGTCCAGAACGAGCTGGTCTTCCAGCAGGGCACCGAGCCACTCGCTGAAGGTCCAGTTATTGATCCGGTCGGGCTTGGTCCACCAGTTGTGCAAACGCTCGATGTCGTCGGCGTACTTCTCCTGCAGATCGGCGTTGACCGCGCGGTCGGAGGTGCCCTGACGCTGAGCCAGGTGCCGGGCGCGAGCTGAATCGATCCCGAAACTCCACTCCAGGCCCGTCACAGCGGCCTTGCACACCTCGATGCAGGCCCTCATGATGCTGACCTGGTCGGAGGCGTCGCGCAGCACCGACCACGGGGTCGAGCGGGTCGTGGTGGTCTGCAGGTTCCAGGTGACCGGGTATTCCCACCGACGGGGAGCCGAGCGCCCAGAAGGCAGTGGCGGGTCCAGCGGAGCGGGGTAGAGGGGCTCACCGGGGCCGAAGTTGACATCGTTGAGCGGGCTGCGGGTCAGGGAGGCGTCGCCAGTGATAGCGGGGTTGCCCCGGGCCTGTAGCGCCTCTAGGTAGCCCGCGGTGACATTGGTGGCCTGCGCGCCTCGGGGGAGTTGGAGGGCCTTCTGCAGCTCCTCGCGGATGACGTCACGGACATCGTTCCCGACCACCTGGGGCAGGGCGTGCGGCTGAGCGGGCTGTGCGGGGCGGCGACGGCGACGAGACACGAGAGATACGCCCCTTTCACTTTGCGCTAGATGGCGGTATGGTCTGTCCTAGGTCTTGCAACTCACTCAACTCACTCACTAAGGACGCACACATGAAGCTCTGGCCCTCGACGAACGGGCAGCTTGTAGCCACGCTGGTGGCGGTGGGAGCCGCGGTGGTTGGGGTTACGGCCACGGTTGTGCTGCTCAACCACCCCGTCAGCACCCCGGATACCACCGTCGCCAGTGCCGGCCCGTTGCACGCTCACTACGAGCAGGTCGGCTCCGAGAAGATCGCCATCTGCAACCCCACCGACGCCTCGGTCACCAACGACGGACGCGAAGGGGTAGCGGGCGAGGTGAACATCCAGGGTCCGGCCGTTGTCGACGTCACCGTCCACGGCCGAGGAGTCACCCGCCACGTCACTCAGCAGATCACCCTGGGCAGCCCCGGCATGACCTTCGACATCCCGGTCACAGCCCCGGCCGACTGGATCAAGATCGTTGCTCGATCCGGTGGCAACGCAGGTACCTGCCAGATGGTGCCTCCCACGTACCCGTCAGGCCTCCGCTCGAACTTGCTCGGGACGGTGGGCTGATCTGGGTATGAGGAGGTGATCGAATGTCTGACGACGATCCGTACTACTGTCCGCACTGCGGGGTTAGCCCCTGTGCGCACCTAACCGAAGACTGCGGCTAGACAGCGAAGAACCCCCGTCGGTGCGGCTAGTCACGACGGGGGTTCTCCCGTGGCCAGGGGTGGAATTGAACCACCGACCCCACGCTTTTCAGGCGTGTGCTCTGCCAGCTGAGCTACCAGGCCCTGGTGTCGAGGGCAGGACTCGAACCTGCATATCTCTGCTTTACAGGCAGTTGACTTACCTATCGCCCACCTCGACAAGAGTACTCTCGGAGGGAGTCGAACCCCCAACCTCCTGATCTTGAGTCAGGCGCCTCTGCCAATTGGGCCACGAGGGCGGGCCCCTGGAGGGATTCGAACTCTCACTGACCAGAACCTAAATCTGGCGCCTCTAACCGTTGGGCTACAGGGGCGGGGCTACCCCGGTCCACGAGCCCCGGACCGGGGTACTTACGTAGCTCTGGCCGCTGGGTCGAGCGGGGATCCCCCAGGTGCTACGTCGTTACGGTAGCAGAGTGCCGCTAGCTCTTTAAGGAGGCCTTGTCGTCCTTCTCATCAGCCTTCTTGGCCTTGAGTTCCTCATACTTAGCTAGCGAGACGAACGGGTCCATCGAATCCCCGGGGTGCTGACTGCGCACGAGCTGCTCACCCCGGAACGTCGACCAGAACGTCTCGATGTCAGCCTCATCACGCTCAGCTTGGTCCTTGGCTTCCTGTTCGGCCGCTTCGCGCTCCTTGCGCTGGTCAGCGGTCTCCTTGGTGGCGGTGTCCTGCTTGGTGTCCGTGTCCGACATTGCTACTCCCCATCATCAGGTGGTGGCGGAGACAGCGTTCCCGTCGGGACTAGCCGGTAAACCCAGCGTGGCTGTAGATCACGCCTACGTTCCCCCAAAGGAGGGAGATTCCGTAGAGGATGCCGGCCACTCCGAGCCACAGACCCCACCCGAGTTGCGGCGGGAGCCACGCCGGATGCGGAACCAGGTAGAGCCCGGTGCCGATGAGTGAGAACACCAGTGCGAGCGCGCACAAGACGATGCCGGTCACTAGTACCAGCGCCTTCCACCGACCGGGTGGCCCACCGAGCCGAGCAGAAACAACACCAGCCCGACAACCAGCAGGATGCCACCAACGGTGTAGAGGATCGAGAGGCCAGTCAGCCACCCGATCAGGAGCAGAATCACGCCTAGCACGATCATTTCAGACCTTTCACCGCGCATCAGGGGGCTAAGGCTGGTATTCCCTGAGTTGAGCCAGGTCAAACGGACCGTTGATCAGCCGACCGCCGACAGCATCATGGGCTTGCCACAGTGCTTGCACACCGTCGCCGCGCGCCCGTTGATCCCGGTGCAGCTCGAACATTCGCTGCTGATCGAGTTCAGGAAGATCAGCGCACTGTTGCCCACCGACAGCTCCGTGGCCGCCCAGACCAGAGCGTCCAGGTTGTCCGGGCTCTCGGTGGTGTCCGGGGTGAACGCGCACATCTGGTCTTCCAGCTCGGGCAGGCTCCCGACGATGTGGCCGCGGCCCTGTTCCCAGAGCGCCGAGATCGGCTCCGCCCGAACGATCTTTCCTCGGGTGGCCCGTACTGACTTATAGGGCACCGTCGGATCGACCGTACGCAGCAGGTTCTCGATGTAGTCGCCACCGTTGTTGACCTCAGCGACAATCCGGTCGGCGTGCCAATCCCGGTACATCTGCACGGCCTTAGTCATGCACGAGCGCGGCGTACCCTTCATGGTCTCGTCCTGCAACACGTAGAGGTGCCCCGCGTTGTCCCGGCCGGCGACCACAATGCCAGTGAAGTCGCTCTTCTCGCCCGAGGTCGTCGCCGGGTCTACCCCGACCACAATCCGCACCAAAGGCGGGAACTTGTCGACCCGCGTGTCATCAATCATGTCGCGGTTCCACAGGGCGCCTTCAACATCATCGAGGAGTTCACCCTCAAGCTCCTGGCGGCCCATTCGCGTGCCTTCATAACGGGCCTTCAGCTCAGCCAGCGCCACCTGGGAGAGGTTGTCCGCGTTATCCCAGGTACGCCCACGAATAACCCGCACCGAGCCGTCTGTACGCGCCAGCAGTTCCTTGAGTAGCTTCACCGGGCGCGGCGTCGTCGTGACCACCACCGTGGGTCGTTCACCGATCCGCAGCGCCGGCATGAGGCTCTCACCCCACAGATCGTCGGCGTGCGCCATGGAGGCCAGCTCGTCGATCCAGGCCCCGGAGAGGTTCGCGCCACGCAGCCGGTCCGGTCGGTCAGCCGAGTAGCCATAGATCTTGGAGCCGTTAGTCAATCGAACAGTCAGGTCGGAGGCGTTGCAGCTATCGAGTTCGCCAGGCAGCAGCGCGCGCAGGATTCCGGACTGACCTTCGATACAGACCTTGCGACAGTCCCGCCACGTCGGTGCGACCACAGCCCATTCCGTGTCCGGGTTGGTCGCGGCCTGCTCAGCCAGCCAGTTACTCCCCGTGGCGCTTTTGCCCCAGCCACGTCCGGCCAGGTACAGGTGCACCGAGGCGGAGGTCTCAGCGGCGTTGGGGATGCGCTGGTCGTCTCGCGCGGAGGTGTGCCAGGGACGGGGGCGCTTCGGAGCGTGCTTGGCCAGGAGCTTCTGGTACTCGGCGACGCGCAGGCGCAGCTCAGCCAGCTCTTGGAGCTTCTCCAGCGGAGCTTCGACCTTGGGGGGTTCGTTGCCCACGGCGGCACCTCCTTCGAGGATATTGGAGCGGGACTTGCGACGAGGTATAGCTTCAGGTACTGTTCAGGCATGAGTACAAGCACTGATGTGGGTCTGAAGACCTTCGAGAACCGACTGCGTCGTAACGCCAAGCGCCGGGGCTTCCTGCTGGTCAAGTCCGCGCGTCGTGATCCCTACGCCCACGACTTCGGCCTGTACGTGATGGTGTCGGACGGAGGGGGTCGCGCCGGGCGTGTTCGAGGCGGAAACGAGCAGGTCGAGGCGATGTTCGCTCGCGGCGAAGGCCGAACCATGGTGGAGATCGCCGAGACGCTGAACCTGATGGCGGTCCGGGAGGAAGGCGGGGGTGGCTACTTCAGCGCGGGAGCCATCAGCGACATGGTCCGAAGGGCCAAGATCGCGGTACTGGAGGAACTGGTCGGGGCGGCGTCGGCTGACTCAGGCTTTACGGTCCAGGACGCGGTTGACTGGGCGGAGTGCGCGGTGGCGAAGATCAAAAGAGAGGGAGCGTCGTAATGCTGTTCTGGATGATTCGTCGTACGGTGCCTCGTCGGGCCGACCCTGCTGGCTGCGCGGTGGTGGTGTTGACGTTCGCCGTGCTCGCGGTACTCGGTGTTGTCGTCAGGATCGTGCGGTCGGTGTCGGAGGCTGGGTGGGGTCCGCTGCTCGTGATCGGTGTCGGGGTCGTGGGGGTCATCGGGTTGGCGATACTCGGAGCGCGGATGGCCCCTCCACCTGGACCGCCCCTGGTCCCCTACCGACCGCCGCGACCGCCTAAGCCTCCGCTGCCCCCGGTACCGCCCGAACCTTCGCCGGACCTGCCTGTTGTGAAGCCGTCTACAGGCTCTGGTTCGGGGCGTCAACCGCAGCATCGCCCGCAGGCCTGGTATTCGGACCGGCGTTGATGACGACACCTGAACCCGAAGTCGCCTACCCCAACCTACGCACGCAGTGCCACAACTGCCACGGCCACGGAAGCTACGGGGTTCCTCGGTTGGCGATGAGCGCGGGTCGTCTGGTCGAGGGCTACGAACGCAAGGAATGCCCGGACTGTGAGGGCCACGGCTGGTTGGTGGGGTTTCAGATCCCGATGTAGCTAGTCCAGTAGGTCTTCCAGCGTCAGGCCGAGCTGATACGCGTACGACAGATAAGCCTTGGTCAGTTCGGCCACCGCGTGAGCATCTCCTAGGGCGGTGTGCGCGTTGTCGTAGGTGATGCCCTCGGCCGCGCACAGATCCGCCAGTTTCCGACTACCCCCACGTTGTCTGCGCCCGAGCGCCCATGCGGCCCGGATCGTGCACAGGGTGGGGGTAGTTGGCATGTCCAGGCCGGCTCGCTCGAACTCGTAGCGCAGGAAGTTGTGGTCGAAGTTCACGTTGTGCGCGACTATGACCGTGTCCTTGATTCGCTGAGCTAGATCTTCCGCCACAGCTTCGAACTCGGGCGCCCCGGCCAACATCTCCGCCGTAATGCCGTGGGCGAAAGTGGGTCCTGGGTCGCAACCGGGATTGACCAGCGTGGAGAACGTCTCGGCTAGCCCACCGTCCGGGTCCAGGACCACGAGCGCGATCTCTAGGACGCGATCAGTGCTGGGCCGCAGTCCGGTCGTTTCGAGGTCCAGGCACGCGATCTTTGGGCTCACGACGGGCTCTCACACTCAAAGTAAAGGTGCCACAGACGCAAGGGTTGTGGGTATCGGCCCTGGAGTGGTCTGTGGCGCATCAACCAGTGTACTTGACTACGATGTTGATCTTGAAACTTCTTTTCTCCAAAAATTTCAAAAATGCTGACGATCATGAACCCTTGCCCTGGAGGACCCACTTGTTGATCTAGTAGGGGGGTGGACACATGGCACAATGTTGATCACCCAAGATCACGAGTGATCATCGGACACCCATACGGTGATCATGCATGATCCACTGTCCAAGATCGTTGATCACCCATGATCACCAGTGATCCACTTCATCTCCATTGTTGATCACTCAAGATCGAATCTGGTCAACAATGATCAACTAGTGATCCAATCTGATCCACTTGTGATCATCAGGGCCCTGACCTGGCCTTATGCCGTGGCACCCCCATGCCTGACCCCATGCCTGGCCTGCCCTGATGCCCCGTGCTGGCCCCTGAGAGCGACGCTGACAGCCTCCCCATGCCGCTCCGGTACGAGACAGCCACCCCGTTGTGGATCATGTGTGTGAGGCTCTGAGGCCGTAACCTAGTTGTGACCACCACCTAGCTCAGTCACCCATTTGGCCTATATGCCTGAGGGTGTGCCTGGCCCATCCTGATGTCACAACTCAATCAGGTTCGGCAGGCGCCCCGAAGGGCCGGCCGTAGGCCACCCGCACACGCGGCGCTCACCCGGACGGGAGGCGCCAGAAGTGACAAGAGCGGCTCTGGTCATGATCAATAGCTCGCGCGGCACCC